GAAATTTTGTTGCCGTTAACGAACATTTTGTAAGATTAGACAGAAACATAGATATGTTATTTATAGAGCAACGGTCGAGTGATTTTGCGCTTGATGAACTAATTTCAAATGGTAAAAGATATTCAACTTTAAAAGAAATGGAAAAACAGCGTTTAATTAGAGACTATGAATTTAGACAAGTATGATAATAACACCATTATTAGGGATATTATTTTTTAGCATAATTATAGTTTGCGTATTGGGTATGCTCTGCAAACTAACGTATGACTTTTTAAACAAACATAGGGAAGATGAAAATGAAGAAAAGAAAGAGTTTTTGGCAATTTGTCAAAGGGTTGTTCAAGAAAGACAACGGCAAATTGACGCCAAACTTGAAAACATTAGGCGAGACAGAGCCACCACCACCAGAACCGAAAGACCCGCCTCCGGGGAACTCGACAGGGGGATAAATGACAAAGAGGGATGATTATTTCATAGGTATAATCTTTGTTTTTATCTGTATTCTAACGTGGGGTAAAGTTGGCAGTTCGGCGTTTAATTGGGCTTTAGACTTATCCATGTACGCAATTTTAAGGGCTGGATTGCCTATTTATTTAATGTTTAAGTACCCGAAAGAACCCGCATTTAAGTTGTTATCTGCTGTTTGTCTTTTGGGTATTGCCTCTGGAATATCGGACTCTTATTGTTATGACACCTACGATAATATAATCCTGTTTCTCAAAGTTGTTCTTACACTAATGGCTTTACTATTACTTACGAGAGGATTCAATGAAAGAAACACTAACTAAACTTTTCTCATTTTTGGGAAAGGCTAATTCGGAGGGGGCGAGTCCTTCAAACATGAGGGTATTGGCTTTTTATTCCCACATTATTTTAGTCCCCGCTTTAGCTTTTGCTGAAATTTACATCGTTCTTACAAAGGGGGACGTTTCGTTGCTTTCGGGCATAATTGTTGGTTATCTTTTAAGCATGGCAGGAATAAAGGCATATCAGAAAAAAGACGAGTTCCCTATTGACTCTAAGGGAGAAAAATCGTAAATTAGTCTCCAAAAAGAGGACAAAATGTTAGGTCAAACAACAATAGAAAATTCGTCCGTTAGTTTAGTCTATAAAGAAATCCCAACTTTCGATTGGAACAATTTAGATATTAAAAGACATAGACTTGACAACAAGGAATTTATCACTTGTGGAGATTATAGTTTAATTGGATATTTTTCGATGTGGGTAGATAAAGACGGCAAAATGTGGCATATTAAACCAAACGAAGAACTTGAAAAGTATATTGACTATTTAATAATATCAAAAAGGTTTAATTGGAATGGATAAGAAAAATATATATTGGCTAATCGGCGGGATAGTTCTGACTGTCTTGGTTTGGAACTTCATCATTGACAGACGGCAAGAAACGAAAGTTGTATCAAAAACGGACACTCTCACAGTAATTAAGACTGTGAATAAACCGATTGAAATTATTAAGTGGAAAGCTAAGTTAGACACGATTAAAGTCCCTGAAATTATCAATATTCACGATACTATTTGGACATCACAAATTGTTGCATCAGCCGACACCCTTTTAACAAAAGATTCAAGTTCTGTTAAAGTCAAATACTTTTTTCCTCCCGCTAATTATTTTGATATTGACCTGAAAATTAAAGAGAAAATTACCGTTAATACTATCACGAAAGAAGTGATAAAGCCGGAATCGTTCTTGGACAGATTTGGATATTCGATTCAGGGCGGTTTCGGTTACGGTTTAATCAATAAGACTTTCGATGTTTATGTCGGCGTTGGTGTCCATTTTAGAATTAAATAATTCTCCCCTCTCCTTATTTCATGGACTGCGGTAACGCAATCGGAGCCCTCTTAATTGAGGGCTTTTTTATACCGCCATCGTGGTAATTATGCTACATCGGGGGTAATTTTGGTAGATAATGTTGCATTTATACCCTTTCGGTATTGGTTTAGCGGTAAATAATTAACATTATCTTTCTATTTATTTCACACCCTATCTATTATAGTACTAAGAAATTATTTCACAAACCTTTTGATTAGAATTAACAAAATGGTGAGTGATTGTTTGCTTAAAGTATTGAAAAGTGATAACTTTGAGCAATGATTACTCATTCGCATATATGGTCACACTATGACCTTTTTTGCAAACGATTGCTCATATAAATTTACGAAAATTTATGGAATGGGACTCCATAAATTAACAGGGGGTACAAAAGTACGGCTCTGGTTAGTTCGTAGCTTGTAGGGGCGTTTACGGCGGTTTAATGGCAAAATAAAGGGGCGGTTTAGGAGGGATAACCGCCCCGAATAAAGGGAGGGAGGGAATGTCTGACTTCCAACAGACAAAATTATGAAATTATTTTATTTTTTTCTTCTTCGGTAATATCGGCGGGTGCGGTTTTATAAGAGACTGTTGAACGAGCAATACAAGCGTCTAAATAATCTAATGCACCCAACAAGTTATCATACACTCTAATCCAATTAGGATTCAATACGTGTTCTTTTTCTTTCTCAATTCTACTTGAAAATTCCCATATTTCTTTTCTTTCAATCATTTTCTACTCCTTTTGTTTGTTAAATTTATTTTCTAACCATTGAATGAAATCTGCGAAATCGGGGGACTTAGAGATGTAAATATCTTCTGATGCAAAATGATGTACTAAACAGCTATAACCACCTCTATCGTGTCTATCAGGGCAAGGTATGGTATCTCCCTTGTGATACCGAATAACTTTTGTTTCCTCGCAATGCTTTTTGTACTCTTTAAGCAGTTCTAATAATTCTTGTTGCATTAGTCTCTCCTATTTGTGTCCGTAAATTCTAATCTTTACTTGTGTTACCGGAACATTAGGCAAATCTTCATCGGGTATCCCTATTGTTTCGAGACTCATAAAAATATATTCATAGAACATATTAAGAAATACAACCAACAGGGATTGCAATTCTGGTTCGGTAGATAAATTAAATATTATATCGGGACATTGACGTTCTTCGACAGTCTTATGCCAACCTTTTAATAATTCGCAAACCTTGTTAATATCCATTTTAGTCCTCCCCTATCTTTTGTTCTGTTTCAAAAGGGCTTTCAACTCTTGGTATATTTCCGGTACGCTGTAACCATTGTGAAGGGCAAGTAACAAGTCCAATATCAGTTCCGTTTTCTCCAATTCCGTTGTTCCCTCCAGAATCAGCCTCTTTAGTTCCGTTAGTTGTACCTCTGATAATGTCTTGTATAGTTCTTTCGGCATACTCTACATTCTCCTTATGGGACTTACCGCCGTCCTCTATCGTCAGTACCATTTCTTCGATTAGGGCTTTCATATTATTTCCCATGATTAGGGTGAAATCCGAAAAGTATTTCAGCGTGCATCCTCGTCATTACCGCCTCTTTAATATCGTTAAATGAACCTAAATATATAAAGTTTTTGTTTGCGTTTATATATGTACGCCACTTTTTAATATTTTTATCCCATGATATGCCAACCATACCAGAAGTATTATCAATGCGTTTTAATTGGTTCTGTGTATTTTCTATATGACTAACAAGGCGCAAATTATCTATTTTGTTGTTTAACCCATTATGGTCTATATGGTCAATCTCTAAAGATTCGTCAAAATCCCCATAAACCATTTTATAAATAATTCTGTGTGCAAGATATTTTTTGCCACCTAATTTTACCCTACAATATTGTTTGCCATTAGAATCCGATACACCACCCGCAATACTTTTGCTTTTAACAATCTGGCTTGGCTTCTCTCTCCAGATTAAAGAACCATCTTCTGCGTTATAATCAAAAATATTAGTTAATTCTTCTTGTGTATGAGGTATTTTCTTAATCACTTTAAAACTCACTGCCTTTATTGTCTATTTTGTCGATTAAAGGTTTTAGTTTATCGTAAACGATATCAAGTGTTTTAATGTCATGGTCGCAATGTGTGACTATTGTGTCCATAGCTTTTCTATCGCTGTTGTGAGTTGCTTTTATCCACAAATGAAGTTCTATCGGAGTTTTTTTAACGGGTATCTGGAAATAGTCTATAATCGCCGCCAAAGTATTTCTTCCAAGTCTTAAATGTCTTCTTGCAAGTCTTACGGGGTCAATCAGTTTTTTATATCTCAAAATTGGTTTTACGCCGTATTCAAGACACTTTGCATTAAAATATCCCTTATCAAACGATTGTCCGTTATGGGCTACAAGTATATCAAATTCATCCAACATTTTTGCTGTTGCAACTATCATATCTTTTTCGTTGGTTTTTTCTTTATCCCAACTTTTATAATTATCTGCTCTTGTGGTAAATATGTGAGATTTCCTATATTCTTTAACGCAACAACACAGGAGTATTGATGAATCCGCATAGAATCCTCCCGTTTCAAGGTCAAAAATCCCTGTTCTCATAACGCCTCTATTTTAGTTATAGTAAAGATTCCCGATGTTTGCATTACTTATCCTCCAAATATATTGTTAAACCTCTGTGTAACATCTTCAATTCCGTTTAGTCCACCATTTATGACTTTGCGGATAGATTCTATAACGTGCCTGTCCGAACCTTCATCGGCGTAATCATTTAGATTTTTTAAGTTCCAAAACCAAACAGCACTTAATCCAGCGTATTTGGGAGTTATCAGCAAGTCGGGAAAATTAACAGCATCCGTTTTCGCCCAATCTCCAAATCGTTTGTAGTTGTCCTTAAACGTGACTTGCATATACCCCCGACCTCTGTATTTCCAACCGTCTCCAGAGTTTTCGTCTCCGTTGCCGTATCTGTTGGCGTAAACGTAATTTGCTATTTTTATTGGTTGTCTCTCAAGTGAAAAGGCAAGTTGGTTGGGTGCGCCTTTAACGGGTTTCGCATTTAGTTTTACTGCAAATTTTGAAGCCCAAACTTCCGATAGTCTTTTTGCTGAATAATTTAAACCCTCCTCTACCGTTCGAAAATCATTACATTCGTGCATGACCTGTGCTAAGAAATGGCATATCCTTAAAGGGGTATCTATGCCATACTCTGCTAACTGCGGGATTATAAATTTAGCACTTTCGGGTATCATTTCATCCTCTCTTATTCTGGTTGTAAATATAACTAATCTCCCTCCGAAAAGCAAGGGCTTTCTGTAAAAACACTAAGATTTGATTTTGTTACGGGACGATTAAACACCATACCATCATAATGTTCCTGTGTCTCCGTCATAATGTGTCCCCCCATGCAATCGTTTCTATACACCCAACAAGGTTGGGGGACAGACATTCCCCTGTGGTTTATTTCGTATTTTAACGCCTTATATTTAGGTTTGTCTGTGTAATCGGGGTCGTAATTTTCCGCAAGTTCGTCTATAACTATCAGGTGTTTCATAACTCCGTTGGGTTTTCTTTCGGAAATTACGTTTAGCCGTTTTTTTTGAATTGCGAAAATTATAGTGTTGCATTTTGTTTCGTTTAGTTTTGCGAACTCTGAAATTGTCATTGTTTCCATAATCCCTCCAAATTAAAATTATTACAACTATCAAGACCAACAGGATGAACAATGCCGGAATAAGGTCGGACGTTATCCTCATAGTACCTCCATGTTATTGTTAACTTATTTTCGTCACACTTTCCCGCTACCTGATAAAGAACTATTCTCTTTCCGTCCGGAAGTGAGATTAAGAACCCTCTAATTTTCACGTCTGGAATCCATATAGCCATCGTAGAGCCCTTTGAATGGGTGTAGGTGAGCAGAAGTCCCTCCACGATGCCGGAAGCCCCCCTGTGCGTTATATAGAGAAATTCGCCTAAAGGGTTGCCGTAAATCAGAACTGTTTGTCCTTTTAAGATAACAAATTCTTGTTCCGGTTCGGGACTTACAGGATTACTGCACGAAACGAGGGTAAACAGCATTAAGATGAATATTGCTTTTTTCATAATAGCCTCTTATAAAGTTTCTAGTTCTTGTTCAAGTGCTTTAATTTCATCTTCACAGTTCTTTATAAATATTTTTGCCAAAGCCCTTATCTGCGGTTTTGCATTATTTACTCTGAATTGTTGATTGCTTCCAAAACAAGCTACAATGTAAACCGAGTCTTGGTCTGAAATTTCTTTTGCCCGTTTTATATCAAATTCTAATGACTCAATTTTACCAATAATGTCTTGTGCCCTTTTAATGTTACGTTTTTCCATTTGTTACTCTCCTTCGATGTCATTAAGTGTTATAATATACAAGATTACAGTTGTTATTGAAATAGCCAACCCACTAATAAACCCAAGCAAACCCTTTATGTCGCTTGCAAGGTCTGATGAAGCCCACAAGCAGGCACTTGCATATTGCATAGCAATAAAGAAAATCGGTAATAATACTAAGTTAATCCGTCCCATGTTACTCTCCTTTGAATTTAATTGTTTCTTTTGGCAAGTCGCCCCCATCATCTGAAATTCTTTGTTGCGTGCCGTACCATTTGTTTTTCTGGACTTGTAAATTTTCAAACGCCTTTAAACAACCGAATAAATATTCTGCTAAAATAAAATCCGGAGTTTCACTCCTATTCTCAAAAGAATTACTGTTAATTATTGCTTCGAGTTCCTTTAAGAATTTTGTTTCTTTTGTTGTGTTTTTCATCTTATTTCTCTCCCATTGTGTTAAATACTTTTGTGAATTTCTTTTGAAAATAGTTGTTTAACAGGTTTGTGAATTTGCCTTCATCGGCTTGATAAAGATAGGCTGTTGTAATCCCCTTTTTGTCCATTTCTCTTTTAAGCCTTTTATAGCTTGACGAACCGATAAAGGGTATAAAGCTATGCCATGCAAGTTGACCGTATATCCAAGCGAACGGCATTCCCCTGTACCAAACTCTTTGTTGCCAGAAATAGCTTGAAGGTACTCTTTTCAACACAAGTGGAAATTTATTCCATAATCTTAGTTGAATGTCAATTATAAGTTTTCCGTATGTCCCCAAAAATATTTTTTCATATAGTTTGCCTAAGGCATGGTGTAACTTTCCCTCGCTCCATCTTACAAAATACTTATCCCCATTTTCATCAGTCATTTCTAATTCTTTCTCTACCAACTCGTAAGGCTCTCCACAAAGATATTCTACATCTTGACAGTCCTTAAACTTGGCAATTACCAAATCTTGATAACGAACGTCTGGCGAACGCATTTGCAAAAGAAAATGAGTGTACCCGATTTGTTTTAAGGGCAAGTAGCGTTCATTGTACATTTTGTTTACGGCTTCCTCCCAAGAAATATCTTTGTAAGGACAGCCGATTGTTGCGCCTCGGAATCCTTTGTCGAATAGTCTTTTCTGATTCTCCATAGATTCGTCTTGAGTCCAAATGCCGATTTTCATAACTTATTTTCCTTTTTTAGTTGTATAATCAGTTTGGCGAGGTTATCGGGTGTAAGAATTTTCACTGATGGCGGTTGCACGCTTACAATATTTGTAGGTTGCCCTTTTTTAAGTGATTCTATTATAGACGCAGGCAATAGAAATAATGGCATATCTTCCGGTATCATTTCCAGCAACTCTGTAAAGAGGTAGGCGGAACAAAAATTTTCATAGGGATAAAGACTATCGGTTACTTGACTATTTGAACGTAGAAACCATTTCCCGTTAACACAGTGCCATTGCCAATAAAAATGCGTTTCTTGCCCGAACCCCAATTCCTTCATCTCTTTTGAGACTTCAAGGCTTGTGAAATTACTTTCCACGTTTGACCTCCTTTTTGTGCTTATTCGGGTAAAGCCTTTTTTCTTCCGCCTGAACCAACTTAATTCTTTCCTCAAGCGGAATATTCTCGTTACAAACCAAACCGGAAATTATGAGTTGATTTAGTGGGTCATACTTTTTCATGTTTTTCCTCCTTTTTATCGTGTATGTTGCCGATTTTTTCATAGTTTATAGTCATATCGTCATTAAATTGTACCAAGTGTAATTTATCCTCCTCATAGTCTCCATTCTTATCTACTCGCCTGATATACGGTTTATCAAAAACAATATACCAACCCGCTGTCTCTCCAAGTTCTGTTAGATATTTGACAGTACCAACCGTTTCGCAATCAAATTCTGTTATCCCTAATTCTGCCAACCAACGAACCTTAATCCTATCATCTTCAAATATTTTAATTAGCTTGGTTGGGTCATCCCGATATAAAACTTTCCCTTCCTTATCATATCCGGCATACTCTCGATTATCAATTATGACTCCGGTAAACTGTCCAACGGTTTCGGGAATGACTCTAATATTTTCAGTAGCCCAATTATCATTGATACATTGAACGTGTTTGACTATTGAAGAAAGTCCATTCCAACAAATAATACCACCATAAACCCACTCCCCGTTATCTTTTCTTTTCCCTCTAAAAATTATTTCACGCATTGCTTCCTCCTATTTTATTTTTGAGTCCACTTATAAGCGTTGCGTTTTCCCGATATTCATTTGCCAACTCTATATCGTCTGGCTCGCCAATGTATTCTAAGTTTTGAGCCATGCAAATCCAATCGGATATTTCTTTATCAATCACCCCCACAATACGGTAGCGTTCATTTGAATGACCGATTTCAGCACCTTCGGAATGTCCTTTGTTGTAACCATCACAAAAACCGTCATTATACCCCTCTGCCTTGCCAAGCTCTACTGCTTTGTCGATAAGAAAATTGAGCCTATATTTACTTGCTGGAAATGTATGGCAAAATTCGCATTGTTCTGCGTCTCCATCGGGTTCGACTGGATATGCGCCTGTATTATCGCAATGAGGCGCGATACAAGATGTTCCGAAATTACTTGATATTTCTTCTTTCAATTCTTCAATAGTCATTTTAGCTCTCCCAATATTTTTGTCTGAATACTTCTTTTTGTCTCTTAGATAAGGGGATTTCTTTTTTCTTATTCTCTCCATCTAAAATAGTTTTGATTACTTTTTTAGCGTAAGGTTCATCTTGATTGCATACATAGTATTTATTGTTTGGTAGCCACTCTTGTATAGCATCTAATTCTTTTAAGAATTTTTCTCTCCTTGTTTTGGGAATATTATTTAAGTGTTTGGTGTTTATCACTATAAACTTTTCTTCATATTTTGCCATCTCATTTCTCCTTAAGTTGTTTTAATTTTTGTTCAATCTTCTTAATACGCTCTAATAAATAGTTTGTCATTAAAAAATTTATTAACAGAGCAATGCTGATAAATATTTCCCAATTCATTTAGCCCCCCTGGGTTTGGTCAACTGCGTTTCGAGTTCCGCTAAATAGTCCAACAGAAATTTTGATTTTTTATTTTGTCTATCTGGATAGTTATATCTTGCATCTTCATCATACGAAAGAGCAAGCGGAATTTCACGATTGATTTCATTGAACTGACCGATAATTTCTTTTATTGTGTCGGTCTTTGCTTGCAGTTCTTTCCTCTCCACATCGGACAACTTCTTTTCTAAATGGATATTTTTATTTGTAAGCGTATGAATCTTTGAATTTAATTCAAGCTTTATTTCTTCCACATCGGACTTGGTGAATAAATCATTAGCCTGTTTACATAGCTCGCATATTTCGTTATGATTTTCCACCTTACCCTTTGCAAACACAAGGTTAGAAAGTTTCTGAATATCCTCTATCGTGGCAAAGCTAAAAGTACCATCTACATTTTTCCGATGTAATACAAGTGGAGTCCCAACACCGTTATCAAAGTCCATTTTGAATCTACCGCTTATTAGTTCCTCTATTTCTTTCTGCTTATCCTGATTATCCATTAAGCACCTCCAATGTTTTGGTTATTTTAACTAAATAGAATTTCATTTTGGGCTCTTCTTTTTTATAGAAATTGTACAATTCCTCCGCTCCTTTTTTCTTAAGATTCTTTTCTCTATTCATTTCAAAGTATCTTTCGCCTACTTTTTGGAATACTGCATACTTTATTTTCTTCTGATTATCCATTTGATATTACCTCCTCTTTAATTGTTGTTGTGCGTCTGATAATTCTACTTTCAAAAAATACATTTAACATTTTCATAATTAGTGACGTATAGGGTTTCTTATTCCACTCAATGGTTCTTGTGGTCTTGAAACGAGTATCAATCCATTTACCATTTATCTGATATTGTAAAATATATTTTATCTGTTCACTCATTGGGTGCTCCTGTTAATAACTATTTTTATAATTTCATCCAAACTTGCATTTTGCGTTTTGTATTGTATTCTACAACCAATTTTTATTATTTCAGTTTCCACATAATCCGTTTCTTCTTGGTTTAATAATTTCGTTTCTACACAAGGATTTTGCATAAGGACGTTAGAGGCGTAAATTTTAGCTATCTCTTTTAATTTTCTTTTGCTAATCACTTCCCTTCCTCCTTAAGCTTATCAACAACCTCTTTCTTTCTCCATCCGATATCAAATGTCGTTATTTCGGGCGACTCTCCCTCTATCTGTATTACGCCTCCGCAATAAGGGCAGAATGTGATTTCATCAAAATTGAAATCTCCACTTGTTTTTAATTCGGTTAATACACCACATGATGTTAAATGATACCCAATACACGCCGTTGGTTCTGGTGAATGATAAGCCCACACGCATTTCTTCTCAATAAGGGAGAGGATGCGGTCGGCAAGATTAGAATAATATTCAGGCTTATAATAACCCATTATTTCGTCCTCTAATATTTCTATTATCTTCTCTTTCATTTCGTTCATCACTCCCCCTTTTCAAAGTCTGAACAATAACATTTGTCGTATTCAAATTGGTTCTTATCCATAAGTTGAAAAATTTCACACGTTCCCAATTTTGAACAATTATTGCACACCTCTTCTTTCTTCATCTCCGCTACTGCGGATTGAAATTGAGAGAATATCATAATTTTCAGAGACCCGTCTAAATTACCATCGCATTGAATATGATTTACTGCGTGCTTTCCAAACAACTTCTTTAAGTTATCCATTTAAGACCTCCACGAATTTAACTATTTCCCATTTGTAATTTACGTATAATGGCGGCTTCGTAAAAGAAGTGTCCTCTTTCTGAATATAGTTGTCCTCTTTGCGGATTGTAAGATATACTTCTCTCGCTTTCTGCTCTACTATCAAGCCGTCTTTAATTTCATCTTTAAGAGCTATTCTAAAAGAAAAACCGCTTTGTAGTAATACCGCATAGTATTCGTAATTGATATTAAACTCTATATCAAACGCTTTTTTAAGCTCTACCTTGTCCCCTTTCTTAGCTCCTATACTCGGTATATCCCTGCTTAGTACATATTTAGGTTGGGGATTATATCCGCAATTAAGTTCTTTAGATAACCCTAAACAAGTCCTCAAAGATTCCCATAGTTTGACTTGCTCGTTGACATCCATTGTTTTTTCTGGCAACATCCAGCACCCTGCTAAATAAATATCTTTACATGCCTTCTCAAGCTCTTCAAGGCGTTTGAGAGAGTTGTAAATATCAGCATATTCATCTTCTGATAAAGTAAACGCATAATAATCAGGAGGTCTATTTCCAACCGTTGGACGACTTGTAATCTTTTTCTTGAACATTTCTGCTGTCATTTTTCACCTCTTAGTATTTTTTTTATTGCTATAAGTTTTTGTGCGGTTTCTTTTTTCGATTTTGTAATGCCGCTTGTTTTAAGTTCAAAATGTTCCTTATCGTCTCTTGAAACCAATATTGCAATAGCATACCCATGTTCCGGCTTCCATCGTTTTTGTTTCATCTTAATAATCTCCCTAAATTTTTCTTTTGTTTAATTCTTTGCAACATGGACAAACAAGCGTATCGTCAAGAGTACAAAGTTGTTCTTTGTTTAAGCATTCATGCCCACATTCATTATTACCCAAACAAAAACATTCTTGACAAGGGGGTATTCCCTTTAATTCGGCTCTTTCATAAACCAATTCTTCATCAATCTTTCTTTTTTGCCATGCTTCATGTTTATTCAGCATCTTTCCCTCCTTATACGTTATTATGTTTGTTTTTGTTTTTGAAATACCGCTGGATTGTATCTAAAGATTCGCCTATCCCAAAAAGCATCATTGCAATTACATAATTTGAAGCAACGCTCCAATTACCGACACCCATATTGTGCAATATTGCAAGTAATAAACAAATAAAAGTTATTAATTGAAACATATACTCTCCTATACGTTAAATAAGTCCGCCCTTTTCAAAGGCGTTAAATAGTTTTTCTGTTTCCTCTACCCAGTCAGCATGGGGACAATTACCAATGGCTGAATGGGCTATTTTATAAATATCCGTTTTGAACTTTTCAATATCCGCATATTCTATATCGCCTCCGCATAAAGTCTGTATAACTATAAGCGCTCTGTTTTTGGGGTCTTTTTTATAATCTAAATATTCAAGCCTTATTCTTTCCATGTCTTCCTTTGTTGCAAGTGACATTTGCACCTCCTATACGTTAAACTTTTTATTTAATCTGCTAATTAAGTTCTGTCTTTGTGGTTCGCTGATTGTTTCATTAAAGTAAATCTGGTTAAATTCCTTCATGTAGTCATATCCGCCTGTTTCGGGCTCGCTTGGGATTTCCTGAATCGTTCCCTCGCTTGGCTTGGATTTGAAGTTCTTTAGTTGTTCCGGCAGTTCTAAGTTATCAATGTACCGCCAAAAGGACACGCCGTCAATCTTAAACCACTCAATTTCGTTATTTAGTGCCGTACCCTTTTTGTTGAGTTCTTCTAAATATTTTGAGTAGCTATAAAGTTTTACGCCGTAATCGTACCAATCGGCAATCGTCCATGTAGCAAACTTCTTTGTCTTTAGAAAGTTCTTGGTGGTAGCTTTAAGCCTCTCATTTGTCCAACCGTCCTCTTTTATCATATCCCACAAAACAGAAAACTTCTCTTTAGGGTAATCAACGCCGTAATTAAGGGAGAGTATTTTTTCGGCTTTAATAATTTCTTCCGCTTGTACTTTATCCCCGATTAAATCAAGAGCATCAATCGAATCCCTGTGCTTTAAGTTCTTTAATCCTTTTGTCGTAATCGCTAAGGTCTGGTTTGTATTCGAGCCTTGACTGATAGCTTCCAGCGCCTGATTTAGTTCCATTTTTCTTTTCCTTTTCTTCTAAATTTCTTTTAATTTGATTTTTATGCCAAATTTGAGCCGTTGCTTTCCAGCCTGTTTTGCTTACAGGCAAGCCGTTTGTTTTAATCCATCCCTGAGAGCTATAATGATTAAAAAATGATTCAGCCTCTTCTTTAGGGAAACTCATGCTTTCAAAGTATTCTTTAACCTCTTCTAATTCGGGATAACTTAAAACTTTTTTTGTTTCCCCCTTAGAATCCCCTTTCTTTAAAAGAGTATTTTCATTTACAGTTTCATTTTCAGTGTTTGCTTGGCTTTTTGCTTGAGTATTTGCTTTTAATTTTGCTCTGCAAAATGAATGAAAATAATCAATAATTGTTTTATCGGGGAATTTGGATGGACTTAACCATTCCCCATCTAATTCATTAATAAAATGATTGTGTATCTCTCTTTCTAATCTCCCAGCATTTTCAAATTCATAAGAAGCTGTTATTACTATATTGGGATTATTTGTGTTATATCTTATTTTGTAGAGTCTATCAGTTGGGTCTTTTGCTATCCCAATTTTATATCTTTTATTGGTATAATCCTCAAAAAGATATAAGTGTTTAAAACCTTCTTGTAAGTGTGAGATGGTTCGCCCCCCCTTTTTTCCCGCCATCGTCCTTATTTCTCTGATTTGTTCGTCTTTCACCATTTTCCTACTAAAAATAGCACCATCTTCTCGGATTGAAATTATTTCCATTTCAATAATTTCATCTAACCATTTTCCAGAATTATCACAATCCAAGCCTACTATTTTTACAATAGATTCTTTTGAAAAAGGTTTCCCATTGTGCATAACCATAACACCTCTTTCGGGACTTTCCCACATATAACAAAGCATATCAAAATATAAGCCCCTATAATCCGGTCTTAGTGTCCGCACATCAGGCGCTTTAAGCCAATCCCCTACATAAAAAGGCATTGCGGGTAAATCATGTTTTTTAGCCATCGTTTAATCCTGAATTGGATTTAAATTAAGGGGGAACTTATGAAGTCTTCCCCGACGAAATTCATCATCGCTCAAACGAGACTTCCAGAGTTTATATGAGAGTCGTGTCGTTCCCCCTGTTGAATACAAAAAACCCCAATGGTACAGGTTTTGCACGACCTGACAGGCAATCAAAAAGATTGACCGTGTACCAAAGGGGCTGTTATTTTTTAAGTTAAGTTTCATAATTACCTGTCTAATAAATCGTGCATTGTAAATCTACAAATAACCTTGCTAATATGCAAGTGATTATTCAAACAAATTATTTTCCTGTTTTGTTGGTATTTCTTCGGGCTTAAAAAGTTTTGGTTCGCTTAAATATTTGTTAATTCTTTCCATTGATGCCTTGTAATAGTCCGCATCTAATTCAAAGCCTGTTACTTCAAAGCCCAAATCTAAACAGGCAATTATCGAACTTGCAGAGCCAACGTGTGTATCAAGTATTTTATCCCCTTGCTTTGCATAGTTGGTTAACAGCCATTTATATAGGGCAATGGGTTTTTGTGTGGGGTGAATGCGAAATTGTTTGTTCGCCAAAGCTCTCGAATATTCAAATATTCTTAATGAATTATTAAAACTTGTCCACGCCATCTCTCCGTCTGCAAGAGTAAAATCTCTTTGACCTTTATCCCATATTATCCAACATTGCGATGGAGGTAAGGGAAAATAATTACCGCCCCATATAATTTGGTTTTTAGATTTTATAAATAACATTTCAAAATAATCGTTTAACGGAACGCTTATGTCCCACTCTTTCTTTTCCCATTCTTTGTACCCAAACTCCGCTTTGCCCCATATTTTTGTTATATTTATTCCAAACGGCGGGTCAACTATTGCAAGGTCAAAGTATTTATCGGGGTACTCTGCCATGCCAACCATGCAATCAATATTTCTGTAATCGAACTTCATTTTTCCCTCACTCTATTACTTCTTCGGTTATGGTGGTTACTGTTTGTCGTAATACGATTTTAAGTTTCGCCTTTGTGGTCGCAAGATATGCCGACTTCATAGCCTGTAATTCTGCTAAACTTTCGGGAGTCACATCTTGGGTTTTAATATAATCGAACCAACCAATTCCCTGCCAATATTGCAGTACATATTCCACTTTCTTATTCATGGTTAGCCTCTAAATTAATGTTCTATAAATGTTAATAATACCAACAATCCAATAACAATTAATAATAAAATTGTTTTGATGATTATCTCTTTCATTTACCCCTCCACAAATTCATAGTTGGTGATTCCGTTTAGCTCAGCAAATTCGATGAAATCTTTTTTAGCAGAATCGGAGATTAAAAAATCTTCATAATCACTTCTCAATTCTTCAATAAAAGATTCATCATTTGTTGTCGCCAACCATTCAATTTTTCTGCCGTCCTCGATGATTTCTACTTCCCATTTACATTTGCTGATTGCTTTCATTCTATACCTCTGTTAAATTATTTTTTTAATTCGTTTTGTAAAAATTCAACATAATCTAAAACCAACTCTATGGCATCAATTAAATCCTCATCGAAATCTCTGCCAAGTGAGTGGTCTTTCATGTGTTGTTCGTGCTGTTTTGGGGCAACCAATAAGTCGTTTAATTTACCCTTTCTGCCAATTCTCGAACCAAGAATATGGTCAAGGTCTAAAGTAGGATATACACTTTTAGCCCATGCCAAAAATTCGTGGTTAGTCCGGTACTTTAAGCGGTTTCTAAGTAGTTTTCTATCCATTGCAATGCTCCGCTAAATAGTCAACAATTCCCATAGCTTCGCTTAATTTGGATATTTGCCAATATTTAACGGTATTATTTTTATTAACAACTGTCATTATTTTTTCTGCAAAGTCTTTTTGCGCCGGACGTAATTTATCAGCACCGATTTTAACCTCTACAAAAACAAGGTGTCCGTTTCCTGTAATCATGTGGTCAACAAAGCCGACCGCACCGCTTCCCATTTTGCGCTTGCTGTTAAAGTTCTTGACATTATAACCAAACTTAGTTAACTCATTAAAGGCATTTGTAAAGTCCGTTTTGGTCGGTGTGTCTAAAGTAATGGGTTTCATTTCTTCACCTCTCTAAATGTCTCTAATTTTTTACCGTTTGAATCGTATAATTCCATTGAGCCATCAAGTTTGTACTTTATTGAACCTTTTATCTCCCGACTTTGCTTAACAATCTCATATTTACCTACTTCTTTCCCCTTGCTATTTACAAGTTTCATTGGGCTTCCTCCCTGCTTTTTTCTTCTCAAAACGGTTGAACTTAGCGTCAACCCAAATACGAGTACCTTTCCAATTAAGCTCTTTTTTGTGGTTATCAATATGAGTGCGGGAACAACTTTTAATCGCACACGCCTCTTTAATGCTTATGTCTTTCATTTAGCCTCCGGAATATTGTGATAAGGATTATCAACTTCATCAAGCAATGCATAGTTTTGTTTCTTAAATAACAGTTCATATTGCTTGTTAAACTTTCTGCGTTCGTAAGCGGGTAAAACAGATAGCATACTTATTGCACGTTTGCGTAAATCTTCCATTGTTTTCTTAAACAGTTTCCTGTCCCAAACATAACCGCCGTCAGGGTGCTGAGCAATCGGACAACCTTGTTTGCGGAGTTCGTGAATTGCGTTCCTGATTTGACGGTCTGTTTTGTTAAAGAAATCGCATAATTCCTCTCTAATAAGGGGTGGGTCATAAGTTAAAAAGACCGCTTTCATATTCTTTTTATTCAGTTCCATTATGCCTCCAAGTTTTTAAGTTTAAGATAACTACGTACTTTAATAAGGTCGTCAATTGCTTTTTCGTTGGCTTTTTTGTCGTTAATAAAAGAAATTGTTTCGTCTAACATTCTAATTATTTCAGGAATCGAGCTTTCTTTCTTTTCTTCTTTTTCCGGCTCGATTATTTCTGCCCATTTGCCTTGATAATAAATACACCCACCCCATCCATCGGTCAACATATCTTTATCTATTCCATAAGAGTTATCATAATATTTGGGTAGTTGTTTGATTGTCGCTTCTCCCCCTGTTCGAGCAGAAATATATTTTGTGCCTATTTTAAATCCTCTCCTTTCCGCTTCTTTGATTAAAGCGGATTCGATTTCGGGGGTGGTGGCAATACGAAAAGCCCCATCCGTAAGGCGAGGATATGCTTTCATAGAGTGGTTTTTTCTCCCATCAATATATTCCCATGTTATTTCCCAGTTGGTAGAGGCGGTTCCATCGTATTCGGCAATTCTAAAAATATTATTATTATTATCCATCCAATAACTACCCTCTTTCACGTCCTCTGGGGTGTAGATTTCTTTTATGTCAAATAAATCACTGCGTTCTTTTATCTGTTCTATGGTCAAAGCAAGGTTTGAACCATCTTTCGAAAAGAAAGCAAAATATTTGGGATTATCATCTGTGTTCTGATTTTTTTGACCTTGAGATAGACCAAAAAACGGCACTTTTGTTATTACTTCAACTTTCATTTTGTCTCCTTAACTTTTTGTAATAAAACTTATTTATGCCAACTATGTACTTCTTATCGGAAAAAGTAAAAATAAGAGGGACGCCCCCACGTTTTAATCTTATTTGATACACCATTTTTCTCTCCTAATCTAAATGTTTGTTAAACTAAAAAAAGTTAATTAAATTATTTTGTATTTCTTCTTTTGTTGCCTCTGTATCAATTAAGATAAAATCTAAAACCCTTGAGTAAACTTCCTCGAATTTTTCTTGTGTCATTTTCTCAAAAGAGATTGAATCCGCCTCAACAAACTTGCCTTTTGGGGTAACATAAACAGTACAATATCCCGATTTAATTAAGGCATATTTCCTGTAAATATCTAACGGCATTATAACGTGCTTTGAATTTTCGCAACCTAATTTTATAAGAGCAAAGAACTTCTTATGAAATTGATAGTTTCTTACAAACTTAATTTCGCATGAATAAACTTCGCCCTCTGTTGGTTTCTTTTGCATTTCTTCAATCGGGTTAAAAACGCCGTTTAGATATTTACAGTTTACTTTCATTGTTTCTCCCGTTAAAATGGTAAATCTTCTGAATCGGCGGCATCGTTCACTATTTGTTCGTGTTCTGTTTCATAAGCCGAATTGTTTTGAGATGGTTTATTTTTCGGTTTCCACTCGTTAAGCTCTAAATACAGTTTGCCGCCCTTGCTCTTTTTTATTTGGGCGTTCATCCAGCCCTTTACAGCGTGTTTCTCGATGAAGGGGATAATTCCCTCCACCTTAAAGGACAAAGAGGCTATAACGAAGGCTGGTGCGTTTCCGTGAGGTTCTTTTACAATGATTCCTTCTACAAATTTTGTGTCTGCCATGTTAGCTCCTATTGTTAAAGTTGATTGACTATTATTGTTTTTTCCTGTGCTAATATCTTTTTTGCTTCTTCGCAATGTAGCAAGTAATTACATTGACCGTATTTACCCTTTAAGCAATGTTCGCCTAAATTGACATCGTGGAAAGGGTCTGTAACCATTTGATAAATCTTTTTTTCAATCCAAGTTAAGTCGTAAGCTCCGATTTCTAAGTTTATCGGTTTTATTATTTCGGTATCTAAAGGCAGAATTATATAGGTAAAGTTCGGGATTGTACCAAAATATTCGTTATGTACCCATGCGTAAAATAACGGCTGTATTAAGTTCTCTCTTTCCAAATTACTCGAATTTGATATTGTTGATGTTGTTTTTAGGTCGTAAATATGGTCGTCATAATAATAATCATATTCAACAGCGCAAGCAAAAAGTTCTTTATCAATAAAAATCCTTTTGAAAGATTCGCCTTTATCGGGAAAATAAGATTTAAGCATTTCTGCATATTCTTTCAGTTTATCTAAAGTAGCTTTTTGTTTTCTACCCTCAAGTTCTTTTTGATTATCGTCCTTAAACCCCCAAAGATACGCCTCCACAAGTAATCCGGTACGCATGGCTTCGCTTGTTTCGTTCTCGAATAATTCAGACAACTCCCTTGATTTAGGGCAAGTCTGATATAGGCTTAATTGTGTTGAATGAATAATCGGCTTTCCGTCCTCTGTTTTGTAGTGTCTCATTTTATCACCTCCAGCCTATTTCTTATTTCGGTACGGCAGTATTCAATAGGTAAGCCCTCTTTAACAAATTCATCCCTAATCGTTTTTGCTTTAGAATATAAATCCTTATAAGAATCAAATTCAAGCAATCTTTTTTCTAATTCATCAGCAAGTTTCTGGTCTATCGGTTTCGGCTCTTCAAACGGATTGTATTGGTCGTTTAATTTGCGGTTCAAATCACGCCCAAACATTTTGCCGATACTCAAACAGGCATTCCTAAAACATTCAGCCTTTAAGTGTGGATAATCCTTTGTAAGGGTGTTTTTGATTTTAGCAGTTAAACCGTCCGCAATATCAGAACCTTGCTTAAACTGAATCATTACCGCACCAGCACCAACACGACAAAGCCAAGTGTTTGTAACAGGGTGCAAAAACCAAAGTTCTAAACTGCCCACTTCTTCATTGGCGATTGTACGGCTTTGAAAGTTTTTAACACTCCATTGTCCCTCAAAAATTTCATCTAATTTCATTTCTAAGAACGAAATAGGGATATATCGAGAATTATTCGCCGCCGGATTAGTCTGAATTTCTTCTTTTGCGGGTTCTTCGTGCAATCTCCTTGTAAAGAGTCTTAATTTCTCTTTTGCTTCTTCGGATATGATTGCTATATCCATTCCTTGTTTAATTATTTCCGTTCCTTTCTTTTCTTCCATTTCAACCTCTTAGTTTAATAAATACTTTTGTCTGTAACATTTTGTGCCAAGAATTAAAATTATAATCTCGTCATATTGCCTAACAATGTTGTATAATTCGCTTTTAGTTAGATTCATTTTAATCCTCCATTTTTATTTAATTGTTCTTTTAGTTCTCCCTGCCTATAACAGTGAATAATATTATTGTCTTCTTTTGTGCCGTAATAACTTTTACATAACTGGCAACTCAGACTTTTAATATTTGTTGGTTCGCCAAATGGGCATTTAGTTAAACAAATCCTTGCATCTCTTAAATCAACCTCATATCTAAGCTCCATATCTTTCTTTGTCATAAAGCCCCCTAAAATTCTTTTATTGTGTTAAATGTAGTTATCGCATTTGTTACCTTTTGCTTCACTCCGTCCGGTAACATACTCCCACAAGTAGCGTCAATAAGTAAGGCTAATTCAAAGTAGTCAAACTGGCACTCGTAAAGTTCATCAAGGACTTGCAATTTATCGCTTTTATCAAATGCCTTCCCGTATTTATCACAAGCTCTTTCGACTTCATCGGCAACCTCTGATTTTAGGGCAATGTTACCTTTGGGTGTTATCCAAGTAATCTCGTTCATAAGTTTACCCCTATTATTATTCCAATTAAAATGCCCGCAATTAGAAGGGCAATATCTGTTATCAAATTTATGAGTGTGTATTTCATTTCATCGCCTCGCATATTTTTTTATATAATTCATTTAAGCAATTTAGTTCTGATATAATCGCCGATTCATAGTCTTCGGAAAATCCACGCATCTCTTTCAAAATGTTCAATTCTATTATTCTATTATTTACCATACTCGACAATCTGGTTGATTCTTCCTGTGTGAGTTCCATTTTATTCTCCCTTTGTTAAATGATTATTCTACTGATTTATGGATAGTTATAGTTAACTCCTCTCCTACACGATACAAAGAAAAATTTTGGCTTTCCATATCTTCTATCTCATATTTTACAATTTCTCTTTTTGCTTCTTCAATAGAAGATGCCGGAGCAATACAATTCCAATCTTCTCCTTCAAGTTTTTCGTAAGAAATGGCATATCCTTAAAGGGGTATCTATGCCATACTCTGCTAACTGCGGGATTATAAATTTAGCACTTTCGGGTATCATTTCATCCTCTCTTATTCTGGTTGTAAATACAACTAATCTCCCTCCGAAAAGCAAGGGCTTTCTGTAAAAACACTAAGATTTGATTTTGTTACGGGACGAATTGAATATTTTACGCTTGTGATTACTTCCATTTTTCCGCTCCCTTATTTAATTGTAACTTCATTTAATTTTTCTTTTAGAAGACGTTCCAACATTCCTAAATCGTATAGCATTGCGTTAGCCTCAAACCTGGATATTTTTTTGTCTCTTTTAAGGGAAACAATATCCTCGCATCTTGTTTTAATTAGGTTAAGCGCAAATTTAAGTCCCTCTTCCATTTTCTACCTCCATTTAATTGACAACTGTAATATAGTTATAGTTTACATATTTGTCAAGGATTATTTTAATTATTTATTCTGGTTCAAGCTCGATATTCAAGCCGGAATTTAGATTCTGCTGTATAATCTCCAAACAATCAACAGCATCAAGTCCAAAATAGATTATTTTAATCGAGCCATTGTAAGTGCTTAATTTAAGTTTGTAGAGTTTCATAATATCCCTATCCTTTTTATTATTCTGCTTATTTCGTACATTGTCAAGGCCTCAAGATAATAAACCCTGTCAAGTTGTGCCCTTGTTGCTCTGTTGTGTATCTGGTCGAGCTTGCAAAGTCTTGTGTTTAGTGTTATTAGTCTGTCTATCATTTCGTTGACCTCAACAAATTGTTAAATTAGTCCTTAAACTGCAATTATAAATATTTATATCGGCAGTTAATTCAAGTTAGTAAGAATATAAACCCCTTCTTTAATCTTCCTTTGTGTCTCTTTTGTGGTTTCCCCTAAGAATAAATTGCGGTATTTTGATGTTGTTACTGAATAATTCCACTTGTTTTCGTCTAAATAAACCACTCTTTTCCCATTCTCAAAAGTAGTCTTAACAATAATTGAGCTGTAAGACTGGAAAAATGTTTCATTTGGTGTATTGATAATAAACTGGTTCGGAATTGTTGTCCCTTTGTTCGATGTCATGTTCGATACTTTCATCTTCTTACCTCTTTTATTTGTCTAATGTTACATTATATGTTGTATGTGATATCTGTTATCGTATTAGTGAGTTTTAACCTCACTTTAATAAATATTTTTAATATCAAAGATGCAAATTTTATAGGTTTCTATTCCCGAAACAATTAAAAAAGCCCCTTTGGTTTCATACTGGCAATCAATAAAGCGGTATCTTGTGCCGTTATTTAGTAGAATATAAAATATTTTGCTTTCCATTTTTAACTCCCTATGTTTACCTTAATATATTCATATTCCATGCCAACGATAAAACAAGGGAAAAACAAAGGAAATAATAAGGATATTATGTAAACTTGTAATAATGAAAGGTAGAATCTACCACCGAGCAGTCAAAAATACTTAATTTATTTATGGCATAACTATTGCTATTAAGCAAGAAATTTGTTATATTTATATAAAGGAGCAGTTTATTTATGGTAGCAAAACGAGCTAAAAAAATTAAACCCGAATATGTAGAGTCCTTTATTATGACCGATAAGCAAATACTTGCAGAAGATTGTCCGGTCAAGCTCGAACTACTCAAACGCTTCAAAACTTCAATATTAGCAATCCCAAAAATCGGCAACAAATACGATGCACTGATAAAATGAGTAAAAAGTCACTCATAGAGAAAGAAACAACTAAAAAGCGGAAACGCAAGACTAAGCAATACATGGAAGTGATAACTTTAGTAACTAAACAAGGCAATAAAACAAGCAATAACATAGACTATATATTTGAAGTTAATAATTTGTATGACAAGGATTATGAATAACGAGCAAAAAAAATATAAGGTTTTTGAAGAAATTACAAAGGATGAAAGTGGAAAGTTCCCATTTGTTGTTTTTGATAATTCAATCCTTAAAGATAAAATAGTAATCATTCCCAAAATAGAGAATTGGAACGATTTGAACAAAGCGGAATTTCATAAGCAATGCGGAGTGATAACCGGAGTTAAAGCATGAGAACCGATAAAGAACATATTGAGAGAATAGAGCTTTTAACTAAATTCACAGAATACGGCGAAAAGGGTTTACCCTCTAAATTGGTTTACGTGTCTGAAATTTGTTACTTGCTCAACTACATCAAAGAGCTTGAAGAGGAAATAAATAGCCGGAACAAAAATTATAACTCTTCGTATAACACACAAACAACGGTTGAATATAATCAGGATATAAAATAATGTACTTGCCTAACGGATTAACTGAAAAAGAATTAAAGTTTATAAAGGCATATTTAGGGGAATATGGCAAGGACTATTATGCAAATGGCACACAATCGGTATTGTTGGCGTATAATACAAAAGACGAAAATACTGCCGGAGTTATGGCGTATGAACTCCTAAGAAACCCTAAGATAGTTGAATACGTTAATGAGTATAAGAGAGTTAAGGCTGAATCTATAAATGAGAATGATATTGTTAATGAATTGATTGAAATTAGAGAATATGCCAAAAAAGAAGGTAAATATTCAGATGCACTAAAGGCTAATGAGCTTTTAGGCAAATGGAAAGCTATGTTTACAGATAAGAACATAGTCCAAAATGAAACATTCGAGGATTTTGTGGTCAAGATGCGGAATGAAAGCAATGTGTCTCAAAGCGAGACAGTCAATAAAAGTATAAATAATCCGGTTTATAAAAACGATTTATCCGGCAACTCTGATGACCAAGAGGAAACAAATAAATCTGAATTAGTCGAGGCAGGCACTAAGAAGAGAATAATCCCCAATGAGACAGCCCAATAAGGATTTGCCCATAATGACGAAAGTCGATTATCTTAGTGACGTTTCAAGGAAAGTTTAGTTTTAAGTTCTTTTAGACTTTGGGTTTACGAATTACTGCTCCGGCTTAAAGGGGAGCGGTCAACTGATTAGCGTTTAGTTAGTCAGGGTCTCCCCTTGTTTATTCTCATAATCAACAGCTTATATATAGATTATGGGTTTATTGGGCTGAGAGTAAACAAATAAGGGTGTACCAAAATGAAACAGTTCAAAGTTAAGATAAAGGCGTTGTTTGACAAGTTGAGGATATTCAGACGCATTGACTCATTAGAGCGTGCAACATACACGTTAATCGGTAGGGTCAGCACCCTTCAGGCTGATATAAGACAGCTTAACACTATGCTTGAGAAGTTAAGCGGGAACAAGCTAAGGTCATACCAACAAGCAGTAAAGAGGATAAAGGCTAAGCAATGATAGAGAATAGCCATATAAGCGCATTAGAGGCTCGTGGTGACACGATAATAGACAAGGCAGTGTTACAGACCGACCCCCGTGCCACTCTTCGTGAGGACTCTCCATTGGGCGAAGATAGTAGTGTGGGTCTATCACAGGCATATTACGAAGAAATAGTAAGTTTTCTAAGAAAGAGGTATTGGGAGATTTTGCTTAGTACCATCGATTGAAAAAATATTTTTTAAAAAATTGGGAGAACCAAGTGAAAACAAACATAATTTATTTGATAATCGGGATTCTGGTAGGAGTTACTTTGCCTCCGGTGATTAGTTTAAGTCTCGCCTTTTTGGGTGTTGTGATATTTGGTTTAATCAAAAGTGGTGTAATAAAGTGAAGCGTCTTAGAAGAATATGGTTGTGCATTTATTGTGGCTTTGAAGTGCCGGATGTTTTAGTTGTGGACGAATGTCCTAAGTGTCATAAAAAGATTTACGTAAAAGAGGTAATTTGAACGGATTAGAGCAGATATTTAATTTTAGATTATTTGCCCCGAAATTTCTTAAAATTAAGAATGAAGTGGGACAGATAGTGCCTTTAGCGTTCAATTATGCTCAATTAAAAGTTTTAGAAGTAATTGAGAGATTACAGGCAGAAGGGAAACCTATAAGGATAATAGTTTTAAAAGCTCGTCAGGTTGGGATTTCGACACTTATTCAGGGTTGGATTTGTCACTTCTTGATTACCAACTTAAATCAAAGATGTCTCACAATGGGACACAAAGTAGATGCTTCAAACAACCTTTTTGATATGTTTAAGAGATATTACGATAATTTGCCAAAAGAGTTACAGCCTGTTATTGAAAAGTCTAATGAGAAAAAAGTTTCATTTCGGAAATTGAAGAGCGAGAATAAAGTAGATACCGCCGGAGCTGGAGAAGTAGGTCGTTCTGATACTTTACAGTTATTACACGCAACAGAGGTAGCTTTTTATCCTGATGCTAATTTAACTATGTTGGGTTTGATGCAGGGTGCGAAAAATGCACAAATGATTTGCTTAGAAAGTACGGCAAATGGGATAAGTGGACTTTTTTACAATGATTGGGTTTCTGCTATAAACGGTGATTCAGATTATGTGCCCATTTTTATCTCGTGGTTGGAAGTTCCTGAATACACTAAAAAATTTGACAACGAAGAACAGAGAGAAAAATTACAGAATGATTTAGGCAACGGACTTTTTAACTCCTTTGAGGGAGAAGAACAGACACTTATAGATATGGGTGCTACTCTTGAAAAGTTAAATTGGAGAAGATGGGTTATTAAGAACCTTTGCCAGAATGATGTATCAAGATTTCATCAGGAATATCCCTCAACTTGGGAAGAAGCCTTTGTATCATCCGGTAGCCCTGTATTTCCGGCTCATATCTGCCAGAGACGTAGAAAAGAGACATTAGAACTTGAAAGGAAGGGCTTACAGCCTCTTAAACGTGGGGACTTGATAGTCCAGTACGACAAAGAGATGCTAAAGGCTTTAAGAGAGCAGGGCAAGACTTCTTATGAGGATTTAAGATTCGCTATTGATAAAGTTGAATTTGTAGAAAATTCGAGAGGATTTATACAGATTTGGAAAGATTTGAAAAAGGGCGGAGTTTATAGATACGCTGGTGGTGTTGACGTTGCCGAAGGACTTGCACAGGGGGATAGAAGTGAAATCAGAGTTATGGATAGAGAAGATAGTGAAATTGCTCTTACTTGGAGCGGGCATATTGACCCTGATTTACTTGGTGAAGAAATTCATAAGATATGGTTTTTCTTAAATAAGGACGTACATTTCGCTATTGAGAAGAATAATCATGGTCTTACAACGATTATGAAATGTTTCAAACTTGGAGTAAATCTTTATTACAAACAAGGTTTCAATCAGGGATATGAGACACAGAGCCATGAAGTAGGATTTAGTACAAACATAAAAACTAAACCCATAATGATAAACGAGTTAAACGAGTGGATTCGTGAAGGACTTTTTACAGACAATGACCCCGATTTTTGGAATCAGACTTTGACGTTTGTTAAGAACGCAAGGGGTCAAATGCAGGCAGAGGGTAAAGATTCCGACCCGAATGTTAAATGTTTTGATGATAAAATTATTGCGGAGGGTCTAACAGTAATGTGTTCGCAATGGTTATCGAATTTCAGACCCGAAAAAGATATACCAAGATACGCCAGAAGCTATGTCTTGAAAAACAATAAACCAAAAGGCGTAACTAAATTTTAGGAGATTATTATGCACATATTTTTTGAAAACCCAAATGCTACCTCATCGACTGTCGTTACTAATGAAATGTATAACGATGGTGCTGGGAATATTTATATCGGCACAAACAGGGGTATCACACAGATTAAAGGCGGTACAACAGGTGCCACAACTTTAGCAAGTGCCTCTATTACAGGAGCCGCAACAGTAGGAACAACTTTTCAGGTTACAGGCGCAACTACCTTATCGAGTACAACCTTAATAAGCGGAATTACTACTTTTAAGACAGCGCATGATGGTGTTTTGCATGGTGCTGGAACTTCTTCTACCAAGACTACATCTACAACCGCAGGCGCTAAATTCATGTCTTATTATACTTCTTGCAATGCTACAAGTGATGATTCAAGGGGTCTTTATCTGAAACATCACATTACAGGTATAGGTGGTGGTGGTGATGCCGCAAGATTTTACGGTGAAGTCGTTGACGTAGCAGGCGCAACAGCAAGAGGCGCACACATATCTTTGGGTTTTGGTACAACCGGAAGTATTACGGGACTTGGAAGTGCGATTACTGGTACTTTGCACGTTCCGGGTGCTATGACAAATGGTACTTATACGGTAATTAACGCAGAAATTAACGCAGATGCCGCTACATCTAACTTATCAGGTGCGGCTTCAAAATCATTCTTCAGAGTAGGCGCAATCGGTGATGGTACGGGTGCGGCTTTAATTATGGATGATATGTTCTTGTTTGACTTTATCAATGCGGCTGGTTCGGGTAAAATGATTGATTCAGATAAAACAGCGTTAACAGGAAAAGCGGGTATTCCGATTTCTATTAATGGAACTTTATATGGTTATATACCAATCGTAACGGGGTCGTAATGAAAAAACAGCTTGAAGCAAGATTAGAAGAATTAAACAAGCAGGTTGAACAGGCTTTGGCAAACTTGAATTATTTAAGTGGTGCAAGGGATGAAATAACTCATGTCCTTAGAACACTAAATGAACCTCCTGTAATCGTGGACAAAAATGCTGATTAAAGGATTTGAACAGAAAAGTGAAGTTGACAATGCTCTTGATAATGTCTTAGACAAAGTTCAAGAGCAGGGCTCGGCAGGTATATCAACTCCTGAAACAAAAACTACTATGGGATTTATTCATAAAGGTTTTTATATTCAGGCACTTTCACCCGATGGTGTCAAATGGAAAGCAATGGCAAGGGATATGTTTCATAAAGCATTAACCCTTGAAAGTCAGTGGTGCTTAAATGACAGAGACGCTATTCAGGAAGTTATGAAATATGTTGATATACTAACAAGGAAACTTGTATGAAAACTCCACTAACCGTTTCTGATTTACTTGCGAGGCATAATTCTGTTATACCTTATTTTAATGAATTATGGACAAGTGCGGATGAAAACGAAAGATACAAACAAGGTATTCATTCTCCCGAAGTCAAAGCCGCAATAGAAAAGCAGAATAGAGTTGATTACGTCATTAACATGATGACAACCAAACTTAATCAGATTTTATCTTATCAGCAAAATAATAGGACTGAATTTAAGATAAAAGCTACTATTGACCCGATGGATGAAATTAAGGCTTCTATCGGGAATATAGTCTTTAAAGACTTTGAGCATAGGACTAACTTTAAGTATCTTGAAAGCGATATAGCTGATTCGGGTATTACGGTAAAGTATGGAGTAGCAAAGATTTATCTTGATAAAGACTCTCAATTAAATAATGTAGTTATGGTAAAAGATTTAGACTACAAGAATTTTATTTGGGATTCAAACGCAACTACCTATACTAAGAAAGATGCTTTGTTCATGGCTGAACTTGAAAAAGTTTACAGATTACAGATAAGACAGGAATATGGTAAAGAAGCATCTGAACATAGAGTAAGTGGAGAAAATTTTGAGTGGGGACGGAATTTAGATGCTTATTATATCAGTCCGAATCCAGATAATCAAGATTACGATATTATTACTAAATTTACTCATTACGAAAAAGTTTTAAGAGATTATTATATTTTAATTTTTAATGATTATGTTAATAAGACTCGAATAGTAGAGAAGTTCAGAGATAAGAAGAAAGCAGAATATAGACAGAGAGAACTTTATCTTACTTACTTAGATGATGATTTAGAACTGCCTGAAAGTTCAGTAGATAAATCAGTTGAAACAGAACTTGATAAATATGTCTTTACTATGGATTCGATTCTTGAATATGAAGAAACAGAGTTAAAAGACTTCCCTTATGGGATTTATCAGTCATTTACTTTTAAAGATAAAGTTTGGTGTTTCGCTGACATATTAAAACCATTACAGCAATTTATTGACAGATATTTCAGTCAGATTGATTACGGTCTTGGGAAAGATATTAAGAATGTTTACGAGTTAGCAGTTAATCAATTAGCTGATGGACTGGATTACCAAAAGGCTTTGGATATTATTGAGGAAAGCGGTATAGTTCCCGTAAAAGCGGTTAACTCTATAAACGCAGTAAGAAGTCAGGGAATAAATCCTCAATGGACTCAAATGATTACTTTGGTTCAGTCTTACTTGGAAGATATAGCTGGAGGTAGAAGTTTTCAGGGACTTTCAGAGGGGGCTAATGAATCGGGAGTTTCGGTAGAGAAGAAAGCACAGCAGGGAGCTTTAATAGCGGCTTTGTTTTTAGAAAACATAAAGAGATGGAAAAAAGATTTAGGAGAAAAACTTCTTTGGTGGTTCAATAAATACGATACAGCAGAGAGAGTTATAAAAGTAGCGGGTGGAGAACTTAACCCGGAAATGCTTCAATTATTACAAGGACAAGGTTCGTTTGCTCCTTCAATGCAAGAACCTAATAGCGGATATGTAAAGATAAACTCTACACCTTTAACAATTTTTAGAGACGCAGAGTTTGAACTTACGGTAAGCGATAATCCTTATAGCGAAACTTTAAGAGAGCAAAAATATACTAAATTGCTTTTAGTTGGTCAGACAATGCCGGAGATTAGGACTGTACCAGAATATTTGGGATTGGTTTTAGATACACAAGATATTGATTATAATACTAAGCAAAAATTAATAGTTGGTTTTGAGAATCAATTAAAAGCGCAACAACAAATGGCACAGGCTGAAATGGCGCAGAAGCAGAAAGAATCACAAAATAAGAACGACATTGAACAAAGTAAATTAAGATTACAAGCCCTTGAATTAGGGATAAATGCCGGAAAACCTGAAAAGGCAGAAAAGAAATGATAATCTACATTGAAGGTAAAAGAGTACAGATTAAAAGCAATCTTCCCATTGAAGCAAAATGGAATGAAAAAGAGCAAGTTTTAGAAATCGAATATACAAAAGAAAATGGAGAGAAAAAGAAATATCTTTTAAGAAAAAGTTTTAAGGACGGACTCGTCCTCAATTAGTCAACAACAAAAAGGAATACAGAAATGGCAGAGCAAGCTGAAAGCACTCTCATGCAAGATTTACACGACTCAGTCGGTAGTCAAAATGACCAAACCGAAAATGAAATCGTAGAAAAAGAAGTTGAAACTAAAGAAGTCTCAAAAGACCAATCTGAAGTCTCAACAATAACGGAAGAATTTGCTAAGAAAGCAGGATTACCAACTTCGTTTGTCGGAAAGTCTATGGACGAACTCCCTAAAGCGATTAGGAACTTGCAAGCAAATTATACGCAAAAGTCTCAGGCGTTATCTGAATTAGGAAAGAAAGTTGAACAACTCGAAAAATCGATTATGAGTCAGGCAACTAAAGCCGAAAAAGAAGAGACAAAAGAAATAATCGAAGAAATACCAGACCCCGTTACTGACCGTCAAGGATTTAATAGATGGTTGGAGAATAGGGACAAACGGAAAGAATCTGACCTCGAAAAGAAAATCGGCGATATGTTCGAGAAAAAATTCGGCAACCAGATTAAAACCGTTGAAGATTATACTAATAAACAACGAGAAAATCAAATTATGACCTCTATAATGGATTCTGTTGATGAGGGTACAGATGTAGATAATTTAATTCTCGAATGGGGCGAAGCCAATGGTGTTCGTGGGAACGATGAAGAAATCAAATATTGGTTTAATCATCCCGAACAAATGGCAAAATCGGTGATTAACTTTTATAAAGCCAGTAAATTTGAAGAACTTTCATTAAAGAAAGAAAAAGAAATTGGCGATGAAGTTGTAAAGAAAACTTCTAAGACTATAAAAGAGATTAATCAGAAAAAATCTACCGATTTGAATAGTGTCAAACGAGAAAGTAAAGAATCGAAAGACCCATTGATGGAAACACTTATAGATATGGTCTCAGAATAAGGAAAAATTAAAATGGCTTATACAACCACAGTAATCGGCACACAGACAACTGTTAATCAGTTAGCCGCAAATCAAATGCCAGATGTAGATAGATTTCTATATCTATTAGAACCATATCAGACTCCGCTTATGCAGAGTTTGTATTTCAGCAAAAATTCAAGCGAAAAAGTAATCAACGAAAATGGTAAATTCAGTTGGTTCGAAGATGAGTTATTCCCGCATCAGACAACTATTACCAATATCACAGGTGGAGCTACTTCGGAAGATAACATTACCGTAGGTTCTTATACCGTATTCAACGTAGGTGATGTATGGTTAATTGACACAACCGAACAAGTTGTATACATTGATTCATTAGACTCTAATCAGGTTGATATAACAATCCTTGATGGTTCAACACTCATTACAGCTTGTACCACAGGTTACATGAGAAAAATCGGTTCAAGAAACCATGAATTTGACGTTGCAAGAACAGCCGCTTTCACAAGTGAAATTGAAAAATTCAACTATTGCACAATTCATTCTGAAACAGTAACAACCTCTGGTCGTTATCAGGCAGGCGAGAAATATACCAATGGTAAATCTCACGCTGAACAGGTAAAGAAAGCTACATTACAGATGAAACTTACCTTTGAAAGAAATTTCTGGTTCTCGACACTTGCATATAGCGGAACAATTTCTACCAATTACAGAATTACCTTTGGCGAAGGTTTCTTGGGTAGAGTAACAACTAACAAAATTCCTTATACAGGCACAATTACAGAAGATGTATTTGAAGATTTTTTAAAGACAGTTATGCAGAAAGGTTCAAAGACAAGAGATATTTATGGTGGTGCTGATGCTATAATGGATATAAACAAATTCATCAAGAACAAATATCAGTTACAGAACATGACCAAAGAATACGGTATCAACGTAACAACATATTTGACTCCTTTCGGTGAAGCAAAAATCAAATGGAATCCTATTTTTGAAGGCAAATTCTCTTACTCATTATTTGCTGTTGACCCCAAAAATATCAAAATGAGATATATGGATAGTGATGATAAAGGTTCAAGAAAATTCAGATTAGAGCAGAATGTTGAAACTCCGGGTACAGATGGTAAATCAACAAAACTGTTAGCTGATATTGGATGCCAGATTCCAAATGAAGAAGTTCATGGAATTTTATATAAAGCATAATTTAACGGGGACGAAAGTCCCCAAATAAAAGGGAGAACCTATGTATCATTTTTTTTCAGATGGAACCCATAAGGGAACAAAACTTTGGGATAACGGCAGAAAACTTGCCGAATTTCAAAAAATGGTTGGTGTACAATGCGGTTATTTTTGTACAGAAGATGCCGAAATAGCAGAGTCTATAAGAAAATATCCTCTTTTTAATAGGAATATACGAGAATCAAAAGATGGTAAAGTACCTAATTTCGAGAAACCTCCGCAAGTGAATTATATACAGAAAGATTCCGGTGTTGAGGTAATTAAGATTGAGGAAAATTTACCAAAAGCTGAGCCTCCGAAAGAAGTTAAAATTGACACCTCCAAATTTGTCCGTTATGGTGAGCTTAAAGCTAAACTTTTTAATGAAAAGGGAGAAATCAAAAAGCCTTCTCCGCATTTCAAAAAAGAGGAGATTGCTCAATTATTAACCGAGTTCGAAGAACTCAAGAAACAAATAGAGGTATAAAATGTCAGTAAACGCATATCAACAGCACACATCTTATTTTGTTGAATCCACAGTCCCTACCAACGGTGTCGGTGGTAAATGGGGACAAGAAGGTTATACTTATGGTGTGACCGACACATCTGCGGTATTAGCGAATACAGCAAACGCATTAGTTAGTTATCCTTTCGGTTATCGTGCCGCTTCGATAGCAACCAAAACAGTAGCAGTAAATACAGTTCCAAGAAACCATTTCTCCGGAACAAAGTTCCTTTGTGGTATGAATGTAGTTGTAGCTTATGACGATGTTGTAGCTATTCTTTCTCTTTCTGCTTCTTATGACGGCACAAATTGGACAGACATTGCAACCGTTATAGCCGATACCACTCCAAACGTAACAGGTGTAAAACAGGCAATAGTTGACTTATCAAGTACCTATGCGCCTTATTACAGACTTACATTCAATTCGAGTGGCTTAAATATGGGAACTTCCGGAACAGCAAAATTCTTTTATTGTGTACCCAATCCTTCTTAATTCATTGGGGGCGTTTAGCCCCCTTAAATAAAGGTGATTCATGGCGACAGGTGATTTGGCGAAAGCTCTAAAGGCAAAAGTAAGAACTTCTTTAGACGAAGCAAGTGCGGGTTTTTGGACTGATACTGAAATTTATGCGGCGTTAAATGATGGGCAGAAAGAAATTGCTAATATTATTTTGACAATGTATAAACAGAGAAGCAAGATAACTAATAATGAGAAGTTACCCGAAATACTAAGAGCTTTATTAGCGACAACTACAACAGCAACGGGTACTGGAAATTTGCCAGCAGACTATTGGACTTATCTTAATTTGTATGTTACTACTACCAATGTACCAATTTACATTCGTGGAGATGGGGTAGATAGACACCAAAGGCTTAATACTTACTTAGTAAGTTCTTCTACACAGCCTTATGTCTCGATTTCGAGCACACAAGTTGTCCACGAAACAGGTTCAATAGCTTGGATGATGGACTATTTAAAAGTAATAACCGATATGTCCGATTCGGTTGACCCCGTATTACCTGTTATGGCTTATAACGCAATAGTGAGTTATGCAATAGCTTTCTTATTAAACAAAGACGAAAATCCAAGAGCAAGTCAAGAGTTTCAAACATTTTTTACATTAACCCAAACTTTATATATATAGGTGAGATATGGCGGCAACATTATTACAATTAAGGGATGAATTAATTTTAAGAGCAGATGTAAGAAATCACCCTCAATTTCCGACTCTTAGATTAAATAGAATTATAAATCACTCTGCAAGATACGTCCAGACTCAACTTAATGGTTTGGGGATGAAGAAGTGGGAAACATCTATTGCAACAGGGACTTTAAGTTCGGGGACTTTCGGTGCGGTAAGTACAAAAACTTTCTTAGTTACTGTTTTAACAGGTATGTTGGAAAGTCCGGCATCAATTAGATTTATTGAGACTACAGACGGTTCTATGGGAAAAGGGTTGGCTTATCCTATCGATGAAGGAGTGTTCCACGAACAACTTTCAAATACTTATCTTGCACCTACTTTAACAAAACCAGCTTTTGCAAGGATTTCAGGGACTATACATTTAGCTCCAACTACAATAACAGGTGGTACGGTGCATTATTATAAATGTATTACAGATTTAAGTTCTGACTCTGATATTACAGAAATACCTACAGAATTTGAAGATTTTATTTTACAGAAAGCGGTTATTGAAGTAGAGGCGGATTTAAACAGAATCGAGAATAAAGAAAATAAAATTCAGGCTTTAGAAGCAAATTTAGCCACCGTTTATGCTAAATTCAATGGTAAACAGGCAGAATTGAATAGAAGTGCGGCAACAACAAACGCTAAACTTTCGTAGGTAAAATATGACTTTACAAGATATTAGGGATGATTTTGTAGTAAAATATAAACTCGAATGTCAGAAAAGAGGCGCAAAAGAAATACAGTTTGGCGACAAGATTATTGCTAAATGGATTTCGGATGCTCAACAGGATATTCAAAGACGACACAATATTTTAAGTGGTGAATATACTCTGATTATGATAGAGGATGAATTTAGTTATGAACTACCTACCGATTGTTCAAACATAACTAAAATTACAGTTGATAATGTGCCTTTAGACAGAGTTAATTTAGGCGAGATGCAGGAAATTGTAACTGCCGAAGGTACACCGACAAGATATGCGATTAAATTAGCCGATACTCTCTCCGTTCAGTTTGATTTAAGTGAAGCGGATAAAGAATTGACCGTTTATTATGATGTAGATACCAATTATGCTTCTGACTCTGATAATGATTGGGGCGGATTTAATGGTAAGTTTTATGGCAGTTTAAGACTCCCACAGAGATATAACAGAGCCGTTGTACTTTATATCCTTTCTGAAATTTATGATGATATTTTACCGAAATACGAAAAAGAGATGAACTCTTTAAGAGAATCGCAGTATAGGAATAGAACTTCTACTAAATATTCAATGGGTGGTTATTAGTGGATTTAGTAATCAAGAACATAGCGGGAGTTAATGAATCACAAGACCCCGAAAGCATAAAAGAAACCGAAGCAACGGTATTAAAGAATTTTGTCCTTAATAAGTCTATTGGCAAGCCTGTTAAAAGAGGTGGAATAAATCTTTTTAATACAAATGCCGGAGCCGCTTACTCTTTACACGATATTTTGGATAGTGCTGGAGCAAATTATGTTGTGGGACAGATAGGTACTAACTTTTCAAAATCTTTAAGTGGTACAGGTGCGTGGAGTGCGGTAAAAGGTAGTTTGACTTCTAACGCAAAGACAAGATTACAGACTTATAACAACTCTCATTACATTACAAACGGTACAGATGCGCCTTTTATTATCACAGGAAGCGCATTTGCAAGTGTATATACTTATAATATTACAAAACCCGATGTAAGTGGCATTACTTCAATAAATACAACAGTCCCCGCTTTAACTCCAAATACATATTATCAATGGGTAATGGTTTATGTAACTGCTTCTGGTGAATATTCTGCACCTTCTGCACCATTTACACATTTTTGTGCTAATTCCAATATAACAGCAAACTCTACATATAGAGGTGTGCAATTTTCAAATTTACCTGTTAGTTCGGATGGAAGAGTAGTGCGACGTTTAATTTTCAGGACAACAGGTGGTGGAAATATATTTTATTTATGTCAATCAATAGATAATACCGCTACCGTTTGGTCTGACATTTATCCTGATACGTCTTTAGACCAATCAGAGTATATAACTTTAGTAAGTACATTGGATACCGCAAAATATGTTACGACTTATCAAGAAAGGTTATTTTGGGGGAATATAGGCATTGCAGACTTTATACCGGATATGGTTTATGGTACTGTAAGTTCTATGAGTGCCGCAAATGGTTATTCTTTCAATGGAACTGCTGGTAGTGGCGGGTTATTGACCGCAGGGACTTATTATTATAAAATAGTTTTTGTTGATTCAACAGGAAAAACCTCTGCGAGTCGGGCGTCTATAAGTGTAACCGTTGGAGCGAATGGAAGAGTAACTTTTGGTGCAGTACCCGTACCATTAGACCCAAGTTATCAAATTAGACTTTATCGTTCAACTGATAATGTTACTTTTTATTTCCTAAATATCGACCCACGTTCTAATGACGATGCGGGAGGAACGGCCGTTACAAGTGAAACCTTGCCTAGTGCAACCTCTTCATCTACTACTTTTAATAGTTCGGTTGTATATACAGAAATAGGCAAACCATCACAAATAAACACCATAAATATTACACAGGTTCTACCTGATAATGGTGATGAAATAACGGGTATTTTACCCGTTGCTGATGGAATATTAGTTTTTAAAAGGAACTCAATAGCACAGATATTTGTCTTTGGTAATCCATTAAATTGGAAAGTCCAGACCGTAACTACTCAAATAGGGTGTGATTCTCCCAACTCAATTCAGAAGATAGGAAATAGGATTTATTTCATATCAAATAAACAAGTTTATAGATTTCCAGATAGTATAAATACTCCGATTTCTATTCCCAAAAGAACGACTTTAAGTGGACTTACTACTCTATACGACTCTGCTTACTCAAATTATTATCAGTGGTATATTTTGGCGGGTGTTTTTGATTCCCTAAATAAATTAGTGGTTTATGATGAATTATTGAACTGTTGGTATGAATTTACCTATGTAGGGAATATAAATACTTATTCGGTGATAGAAAAGACTTTAGGAACCACAAAGGGAACTTTACTTTTAGGTGGCACTTATCTTTATAAATATGATGAAAGCGTGTCTTTAGATTACGAAGCGGCGGCAACCACACAAGAAATAGTACCTACGTTTACAAGCAAGACTTATACTTTTGAAGAGGCAAATGCTTTAGGAAGATTAAGAAAGTTATATGTCGATTATAAGAAAAAAGACGACCAGACGGCTACATTTACTCTATTAAATCCGCAAGATTCAGGTAATTTGACCGTTAGCGACACTACCAATTCGACTTTATCAACTGACTATAAGAATTACGAAAAAGAAACAGACGCAATGACGGGCGCAATTAGAACTTGCAACAAAATAAATCTAACCGTTACAGGTGCGGGAGTTACAGAACTTAATACCGCAAAACTTAAATACAGGATAATCAATCGTGGCAAACGACAAATTTAATCCAGATTACAAATATTCTCCGGCTTTAGAAAATGGAAAGTTAAGACCGTCTATCAAATCAGTCCTTAAAGGTACTCCCTTTATTGAGACTTTGACGAGTGGCAATCTTAACTTTTTATACGCCTTTAATGGTGATTGGGTCAAATTTAACGTAAATGCCGAAGATGAATTGAGAGTTAAAAAACTTGGTATTGGTTTGAGTAATTCAGACCCGATAACTTATGATTTAACCTTGAATGATGGTTTACAGTTCGGCAATCCAAGTTATACAGCCGGAAGTTATAAATTTGATGGTGCGGGATTCTTATTTGATTATAATAACTCCTATTCAGGTGAAAGTTTTTTAAGTATAGATAATATTTTAGTTAGAAAGACTTTAACAGTATTTGACCTTTTAATCATTCAGAAACGATTTACCAATGGTTCTTTATTTATCTCAAATGGTGCTAAAGTAGCGAGTGTTAATGGAACTACAATTACTTTCGAAGACCCGACTAAATTAGGTGCGTGTCCTTTTGCCGCAGGTGATTTGATTTTCACGATTAGATTTAGAATGGATTCAACTACGGTAATGAAAAGTTGTTATGCTACCGTAAGTTCTGTTTCTGGTAATTCGGCTGTTGTCTCTTATGATTCGGGTACTTTTAGTGTTGGGGATGAAGTTGCGAGAGTTGGCAATACTACCGATGCAACACGACAAGGCATGGTTTATTTGACCTCTGATGATACAACAGCACCTTATATAGACATTGTTACAGGTGTGAGCAGTTGGGCGGCTTGGAACTCTACCAATAAGGTGGTGGCTCGTTTAGGACGATTAAAAGATTTACCAACAACCTCTTTTGGGACATTACCAGATGTTATAGGACTTTACCTTAAAAACAACATCTATATTGACGATGGCAGTATTAACATGGGTACTACCGGATATGTAAGAGCCGGACAAACCGCTTACAATACAGGTTCGGGATTCTGGTTAGGCTATACAGGTGGAGTTTATAAGTTTTCATTAGGCAATTCAACTACAAATTATATTACTTGGGATAATACAACTTTAACGGTAGCGGGAACGGTAAATATTGTAGGTGGTACAGGGTTTCCAAATACTTATTATAGTGCCTCTACAAGTCCTCCGGCGACACCCAAACTACAAGATATTTGGTATCAAACCGATACCGGAAAAATGGTTAGATACAACGGTTCGGCATGGCAAGATACGGCAAATGATACCACTTTAGCTCTTACAACAGGCGTTTCTTTAAGTGGTGGGGGAATAACTTTAGGAACTTCGGCGGCTTTTAAAAGCGGAATGACCTCTTATGTAGATACCACAAATGCGGGTTTCTTTTTAGGACTTGTTACCAGCGTGCCTAAATTTAAGATGCAAAACGCAGGTTCTACAAAATACTTTTTATATGATGGTGCGGATTTAAGTTTAGTTGGTGGTACAATTACAGGCGGGACTATTCAGACGGCTACAAGTGGACAAAGAATCGTAATGGCTGGCGCAACTAATGATATAAAGTTTTATGATTCTTTTGGTAATTTAACAGGGACTATTTATGGTATTTTTTCCTCACCGAAAACAATTCTTTATATTTTAGGTGATGAAATAGTGGATATTACAGCCACAACGTATGTGCGCATTAATAGTAAATTAACTATTCCTTCACATGAATTTTCGGTTGGAACAAAATTCGATGTTAATTCGTCAGGACAATTAACAAGAGTAAATGACTTAGTAGCTTCAAGTTATACAGGATATGTTTTAGGAAGCGATGGAACGAGTTATACTCCTTTAAGTTTGACAACAAATGACTTTAATTATTCGGCAGGTGCAATTTCAATAGACTATACAAACGGTCAAGCGGCATCAACTTCGACAAAGGGATTTTTGACCTCAACAGATTGGAACACGTTTAATGGTAAAATCGGGGCAAGTGATAACAATGTGCTTACAGGTTCAATATCATTTACTCCAGACGCTTTCACCTTGACAGCAACAGCAACTATTTCGGCAACGGCAAAAAAGACAGTTTCGGTTACACCAACATCTGCTTATGATAATTTAACCACGATTTCAGACGGAACAGACGGGCAAGAATTGACAATAGTAAATGTAAATGCAAGTTACAATATATTAATAGATGAAAGTGGGAATATCTACAATGGTGGTGCGGCTGTCACATTAAGTCAGTATCAAACCGCATCTTATGTTTATATAAATGGTTTAACTAAATGGGTACTAAAATCAACAACAGGCTCAACAGCCTAAAGGAGTTCAAAATGAATAGCTTGAAGCTAACAGAAGTAGAAAAAACACAGATTGCAGAAATCAACTTAAAAGTGCAAAATAATCAGTTGGTTATTGAAAATGCGCAGTTAAAAATTGAAGTAGCAAAAAACTCGATTACACAACTTACAAATAGTGCAAATAGCATAATCAATCAGTTCTGCAAACTTAACGGTAAAGACCCGAATAAGATAGTAAACTTTGTTGGACAAGAAGAAATTATTTTCCAAGAAGAAGCCAAAAGCGAGGATAAATCTGAACAGGAGGCATAAATGCCATTTAACATGAATGACCCGACAACTCAGGGATTCTTAAAAATGTTTCTGGGTAAACAGTATGGCGGTTGGAGCAATGATGCCGAAAGTATGTATAACTCTATGACAAGCGGACAATCGGAGGGTAGCGGACTCTCCGATTACTCCGGTATTCAGGACTTGCTTAAAAAGCGTTCTGAAACAGGCATGGAGAATTTAGGTACATATAGGCAAAACGCACAAACAGCCGTAAACACAGGATATAACAAATCGGCACTTGGATTAAAGGAATCTTTAGCCCAAAGTGGACTACTTAGAAGTGGTGTTGGTGCATCGGCTCAAATGGGACTTGACGCAAGCCGTATGGGTGCTTTAGGCGGTGTTGAGGAAGGTTTAATGCGAGAGAATGAGTCTTATAAAACAAATGCCTTACAACAACTTATGGGGCTTAATCTGAATATCGACTCACAGACCTTACAGAAAATGGGGCTTGACCAGAACGCTTTACTTGCACTTATGGGGTACGGACAAACAACAGATACGGCGGCATTACAAGACCAAAGAGAATCCTCCGGTGGTTTGGGTGGACTTTTAGGCGGTATAGGCGGTATGTTTTTAGGTGGTTTAGGCGGTTCTTTGGGTTCTTCTTTAGGTAAAAAATGGTTCTAATTAGGAGCATATATGGCTGATTTTTTAAGAAGTTTTGAAAGACGGTTTACTCCGGCTTTTGGACAAATGTATCAAAGAGGTTTCGAGAGTGCCGAAGAAGAAGCCGTTAGACAGGCTAAACTTGATGAAAAAGCACAACAGCAACAGGGTTTACGAGACTTATTAGGTGCTTCTAATATCACCCCCGAAGAAGTTGGAATACGATTCTCTCAACTTGGACAACCAGAACAACGGGCTTATAGTTTATTCCAAAAGATGAAAGCCCCAAAAGAAGTTAAGTATTCCAACGTATTCAGAGAGGGAAATAAACAGTTTGGATTAAACGAACAAGGTGAAAGAGTAGAGATAGGTGGTGCGCCTTTACCAGAAGAAGAACCTACTTATATTTACGACCCTAATTTGCCAAATGTTATGAAACAAGACCCAAGAACAAAACAACTTATACCAACTGATATTATAAATCCTAAATATAAGAAGCCTACTTTTGAGAAAGAAGTGAGGGGAAAATACGACCCAACAACGGATACGATACCTGTTGAAGTTCAAACTTATGAAAAAGGTGGTACAGAACCAATTAAATCTGTTATAAAACATTTAAGTGTTAAAGAGTCTGGTATCGGTGGGAATAAACTAAAAAAAGAAGCCCTTGCCGATTTAGACCAACAGGAAAAAGAAATTATTGCTCTTAAAAATAGAATAAGTAATAAGGTTTCAGGTGTTAAGGTAGGTGAAGATGAAAGTCTTTATATCGACACCCCGAAAGGCAGAATACCACTTACACAATATCAATCAGATATAAAGAATGAATTATGGAAACGTTCTGATTCTTTTACAAGTGAAATTAAGAATATGCTTAGTGATAAAGGGAAAAAGTTTTTAAGAGAACTTTATGGGACGGAAATTAAAGAAAAAGGTAAAGTAGTTAAAGGCAAAAATCAGAAACCAAATTTAAGTGATTTTAGTTCGAGTTTGGCTGATTGGTGGAAAAATGGTGAAATAGACGAAGCCGATTATAAACTATTAAAATACTATCGAACCGGAACATATCACGGTATAGAGGAATAATGGGTAAAGTTAAATCTTTACAAGAAATTTACGATGAAAGGCGAAAGACAGAAGAAAGTTATGTAAAGCCGGAAGAAAAAGAAAAAGTTGGCATATCTTCTCGTCCCGTTCCTGTAACAGAAGTCTTTAGCGACCCAAGAAAGATTCTAAAGGGTTCGGAGATGAATATCGAGGACGCAACAAAGATAGTAAGTGGTATCTTGGGAGAAAATAGAGGTGGTGCGCCGATAGTAGGACAAAGGGAAAGAGATTTAGATTTAAGAAGTAAATTAGCATTAAAAGCGGTTGAAACAATGCGGGATATACCCCTTGATATTGCAACAGCACCAAGCAAAACACTTGCTAAAACTCCGGTAAACGTTGCTAATGAATTGATGAAAGCAGGAGAGGAAACAGAAAAAGGCAACTTAATTGGTGGATTATTAGGCACGATAAATGCTGGTGCAGAAACCTTTATGGGTGCGTTAAATGCAGTACCAATGATGGCGATGTTTACGGCGGGTATGGAAACAGCAAAAAAGGCAGGATTAGGCGATGTAACACAAAAAGTTATGTCCCCTATTTCTACCATTACAAAAGCAATAGGAATTGAACCACAAAATTATACCGAAGAACAATTACTAAAAATGGGTGATATGGGTGCGGTTCTTTTTGGTATGAAAAAAGTAAATGATTTAGCAAAAGGTAGAGAGGTACAAAATGCCGTTAAAGAAGGGAAAATCGAACAAAGTAATATCGAGCAATATCAGAGAACTCCTGAAATCGGGCAAAAGACCGCAGAAACAGGCGGTGGCAATCGCATTGAAAAAGGCGGGGAAATCAAAATACCAGAAATAAAAAATGCTGGCGAGGCTATTAAATTAGGACGTTCTATTGAAGGTAATCCAGAAGCCATAAAAGTTTTAGAGGATACAAAAGCACAAAAACAACAGGAAGCACAAAAAGCACAGGAAACATATAAACAGACCAAAACTGATGTGGATTTTGATATTGCACAGCAGAAAACTCTCGATGCACAGTTAGCAAACGAGGCTTATGACAGAGCAACGGGCAAGATGAATGATAAAGGGGAATATATTTCTTCCGAAGGTTTAACTGGTATAACACAAACTGATATTAATAAATCCAGAAATCTTAGAGGTGTTGAACTTTTAGAAAAAGAAGCCTCTCAAACTTGGGGAGAAGATTGGAATAAAGCCAACAAGCAAATAGAAACAAAAGAAATAGACCCTGTTTTTTTAGAAAAAGACATAGTAAAAAATAAGAGAACACCCAATAGTATAGAAGAAGCCGCACTTGCAAAACGTAGAATTGACTTAGAAAAAGAATATGATGTGGTATATAATCAACTTAAAAACGCCGACGAAGGGACTAAAGCACAGGCAAAATCAAGATTAGCGGTTGTTGAAGATGCTTTAGATGTAAACGACAAAGCATTATTCTATGGTGGAGCTGAATTAGGTCGTGCATTAAATTTTAGGAAAATTCTTATTCAGGAAGATGCCTCTTTAGCAAGAAATATGCAGAGAGCCAAAGTGGCTAACAATGGGAAAGAGTTACCAGAAAATATTAAAACAGGGTTAGAGAGTACGATTAAAGATTTACAGAATAAAATTAAAGAATATGAAACATATACAGATAAGATAGTAAACGAGAAAGTACAAACACAAATAGACCAATTTAAAGTTGAAAATATCTACGAACAACGTAAGGCGAAAAGGACTTACACAAAGCAAGAGTTAAAAGCTGAACGTAGTGACTTATATAAAGAGCTTTATAAAATTACATCCGGACAGGCAAGTGCAAATCCATTTGCAAATCCAGAAGCCCTAAAGATAGTCGCTAAACTAACAAAAAATCTTGTGAATGAGGGATATTTAACAGCCGAAGCATTGGTTGACGCTATGGCAAAGGAATTAAAAGATATATTTGGGGATATTAATAAGAGAGATTTAAGAGATGCTATTAGTAAATATGGCATCAATCCAGAAAACAGACGTAGTGAAATCTCAAAACAAATTGCCGATGTACGTTCACAGGCTACTTTAATATCTAAAATTGAAGATTTACAGTCTGGTAAAGAAGTTATAAAAAAGCAAAGCAATAAGACAACGCCAAGCGAAACATTAATTGAATTACAAGAAAAATATAAAGAGGAATTAAATAAAAATAAAATTGATAAAAACTCTCCAGAAGCTAAATTGGAAAACCGTAAAAAAGCATTAACAAAACAATTAGAATCTTTAAGAGATGAAGTAGAAATAATTGAAAGGACAAAACAAATACCAGAAAGCAAAAAACGAGAGGGTATAACTTTAGACGAAGAGGGAAATAGAATAAGGGCAGATATTGAGAAATTAAGGGAAAGAAAAAACCAAATAATTAATAGAATAAAATATGATAATCGCAATTTAACTGAAAAGGCGTTAGACTATGCAGTTAAATGGAGAAGGGCTGTAATTCTTTCAAGCGTTAATACAATAGGTAAGCTTACATCGGCGGCTTTAGGGCGTACAATAACAACACCAATAGAAGAAGCCATTGGAAGTGGTATAAATAAAATACCATATATCTCTAAGATAGCAGAAAAAGCACCGAGAGAGGGTGGGTCGTTAAATGTTAAAGCAGAAGCAAAGGCATTAAGTCAATTCTTTGAAAGAGCTACATATAGAGACATTAGGGATGTTGCAAAAACGGGAAAAAGTTCTTTAGACTATTTATATGGTAAAAAATCAGATTTGCCTCCAGAAGCATTAGAATTTTTCGGACATTTACATGGGGCATTAAAAGTAACGCCAAAACGAGCAGAATTTTTCCGTTCTTTAGAGAAACGTGCTGAATCTGCGTTGCGAAATGGAGAGGATATAACAAATCCCGAAGTACAAGCAAGATTGGGGGCGGAATCGTATGTAGATGCAAACAGAGCCATTCTAATGAATAATAACGCCATAAATGATTTACATAGACAGATTTTGGGTGCATTAAGGAATAAAGGTTTGGGTGGTAAAATTGCGGGTGCTACTACACAAATTTTACTACCCATCGTTAAAGTACCAACTAATTACATGATAGAGGCTTCTTCTTATGCTATTGGTGGGTTAAAAGCATTAGTAAAGGTTATAGCGAATAAAGGCGTAGAAAATTTGACACCAGAACAGGCGGATTATGTTATTAGAGCATTAAAGAAGCAAACTATTGGTGGTGCTGTAATGTTATTGGGATATTTAAATGCTGACAATGTAGGCGGATATTACCAATATGGAGAAAAAAGAGAAAAGGGGGATGTCAAGGCTGGCGGTTTAAGAATTTTTGGAGTAGATGTCCCTAAATTTATGGTACATACTCCGGTTCTTGAAATGCTCCAAATAGGCGCAACTTTAAGAAGAGTGCAAGATAGTTATGATAAAAAACGGAAAGAGGATGGTTTAATTTCGTCTGTTTGGAAAGCTGGTATGGGATTAGCTAAACAGACACCGTTTATTGACCAACCAGCAAGAGTATTGGAAGCCGTAAGAAGTGCAGAAACCGCATCTAATTTTGCTGGAGATTTGGTAAGTAGTATGACCATACCTCCAGACGTTGCAAGAATAGCTGCACAAATAGACAAAAACGATAAGGGTGAAACCCAAAAAAGATATGCAGAGGGATTTATTGAAAACATACAAAAGAATATTCCCGCATTAAGGGAAGACCTTCCTAAGACAAAGAAAAAGAAGTGGAGATAAAATGGCACAAAAATTAAATTTAGATAATGCTTTAGAGCTTGATTTAGAACTTGACGAGAATACTGATTATGATTTGTTATTAGACTTATACGAAAGTGATGGTACAACCGAAAAAGATTTCGACCTTACAAGTGCTAAAGTAGAGTTTAGGAGAGATATAAACGGTTCGGCTGATATTTCTTTTGCCTATACAACAGATATAACTTGTTCAGGAAACACAATAACGTGGACAATAACAGACGCTAAAACAGCCACAAAAGGCGGTTACTCTTACTTTTATTGTCTCGAAATAACAAGTACGGCGGGGAAGAAATCTAACCTTATGAAAGGCATTGCCACAATAATGGAAAAGGCGGGATAATGAGTGTATTAAAACTTACAAGCGGAACGAATAAAATAAAAATAACTTCTCCGGTTACCCCAAGACTTGTGTTAAATGCGAGCAGTGTAAATTCAAGTGCGGCAAGTAATCTTTGGGGAAGTATAACGGGGACTTTAAGCGACCAGACCGATTTACAAAATGCGTTAAACGCTAAAATTGGTTTAACTGCTTTATCAAGCACCGCAACAGGGCTTACCTACACCAACACCACAGGTGTATTTTCTCTTACTTCTGGATATGTAATCCCCACAACAACAGAGCAGACTAATTGGGGAACGGCTTACACAAACACGCATACTCACTCAAATAAGACTACCTTAGATGCTATACAAGAGGCTCTTACAACGGCGTTAAAGTCAAATTACGATACAGCTTATGGTTGGGGCAATCACGCTTCTGCGGGTTATCAAGCGGGTTCTTTGAATCTTACTTCTGTTTCAGGGCTTACTTACGCCTCCGCTTCATTCGTCAAAATGACAGGTGCTAATACATTTGCTTTAGACACAAATACATACCTTACAAGTTTAACAGGTGCGTTCCTTTTAGACCAGACCACCCCGCAAACAGTAATAAATGGTTCCCCTATTTTTGGTGCTGGTTTAACCATTGGTGATGGGTATAATATAACACTTAACACAACTACCGGAACAAAAATAGGTACTGCCACATCTCAAAAATTAGCTTTTTACAATTCTACTCCGATAGTTCAGCCGACAGGGAGTGTAATAACTGCTCTTGGAAATTTGGGATTGGTTGGTTCGGCAACAATAGAACTTACAGAGTTATCAGACGTAACAATAAGCACACCCGCAATAGATAATATCTTGAAATATAACGGCTCCGAATGGGTAAATGGAAATCCTATCCTCCAATCAGGTGCTATTGGTATTGAATTTTTTATGGATGATACCTCTATAATCGGGACAGGGACAAATAATGTTAATGGTGTAAATACGTTAACAAAGATTCCCGTTACAACTACCGAAGTAGTGGACACAATAAATTGTGTGAGTAATACTGTTTTAGGCGAAGCGTTTCTCTATGATACAGCTTTGGGGCGTACTCAATTGGACGGTGGTGTGTGGACTTTTGACACTTACGCCTCTGTTAGTTCGGTTTTGGCGGGTAGAGTTTCATCAATCACAAGAAATATTTACACTGTAGAAGTCGGGACAGGGACACTCACAACTACAGGAACCGGAACTTCAAGGACGGCTACAGCTTCAAGCGGGACTCCTTTTGTTGCGGGAGATGCAAACGCAAGTGTTCTTTTAAGCGGATATTTACAGACTCCACAGGGGTTATATCAGATTACAGGTTTTACATCAAGTACAGAAGTAACCATAGCAACACCGACTACTTACGCAAATGAAAGTACGGTTGCTTATAATAAGTGGAAATATCAGTTTGGTAGCAATACAGGCACAATCACAAATCTAACTACTAACTATGGTGAATATGCACACCAAACAGTCCAACCGACTATTTCTGTAAACACTACCGATAAGTTCGGTGAAATTGTTTTTGGTACATCTAATAATACTACAAGTGTTTATTTCACTCATAATGGTAATGCGAGATATTCCCACTTTCAAACTCCGTTAATTACAATGCACAATAATCTTGCGGGATTAAATGGCGGGAGTGCGGGAGAATATTATCATTTAACTTCGGCACAGCATACCGTTGCAACACAGGCGGCAACTGGTTCTTTGAATGGGTATTTAAGTTCAACAGATTGGACAACATTTAATAGCAAAGCTCCAACTACCTCCCCTACGTTTGCAACGTCTATAACAGGTTCTTACTTAACAGCTTCTGAAATTTTAATTACGGACGGCTCTAAAAATATAGTTTCGGCTCCCGTTGCGACTTACCCATCTTTGACAGAGTTAAGTTACGTTAAAGGTTTAAGTTCGGCAGTTCAAACACAACTTGGGAATAAAGCCCCAACAGCAGATCCTACATTTACAGGTGTGGTTACAATTCCAAATACAGGACTTCATATTTTAGATACCAACGCTTCGCACGATTTAATAGTTTCGGCAGGTTCAGATTTATCGGCTGATAGAACACTTACTGTAAAAACAGGCGATACCGATATGATTTTAGACCTTACAGCAGTAACGGATGAATATGTTTTAGCTTATGATGCAGGTACAAATACTTGGAGAGGCGTTACAGGCGGTGCAGGTGGTGGAGCTTCAACAGCTTTAGACAACCTCGTAAGCGTAGCGATAAACACTACTTTAGTCTCCGATACCGACAATACAGACGCTTTAGGTACAGTTACAAAGGCGTGGAGTGATTTATTTTTGGGGAACGGTGGAGTTATAACCTTTACCTCTGCACCTGATACGGCAGATGTTACCCTTACGCACTCTGCAAACTTACTTACTTTAGCAGGCGGTAGTTTAGCTTTGGGAGCAAACAATTTAACCATGACAGGTTCTATTGCCGATACTACAAACAGGGTTACAAAGGGTTGGTTTACAGATGTTGAGTCAACAAATATGCCGACAGTTGGGGGAACTGCGATACTTACCTCTTTAACCGCCCCACAGTTTACAACGATAGAATTAGGACACGCAAGCGATACCACCCTTGCCCGTTCTGCTGCTGGAGTTGTTACTATTGAGGGCAAAACGGTAGTTGTCAACGATGCAGGTGTGGTGAATATAAACGCAACATCCTCAACTTCGGGTACTCTTAAAATCTTTGAAGATACAGATGAAGGAAGCCACTCTGTTTCGATTAAAGTTCCCGCTTTGGCTGGCGACTATACCCTTACCCTACCAACTACCGATGGAGATGCAAATCAAGTTATTGCTACCGATGGAAGTGGAAATTTATCTTTTGTGACTCCGAGTGGTGGTGCAACAATTCTTAAAGCCGTTAAAACAGCAGATGAAACGGTAAATAATAGCAATACATATCAAGACGACGACCATTTAACGGTAACGGTAGAGGCTAATACAACTTATGCAATTAGGACGGTATTAAAGGTATCTGCGGCAAATTCAACTCCAAATATAAAGGTGCAATATTCAGTTCCAGCGAGTACGACGATGAATGCGGTTTATACCTTTTTTGAAGGCACTCCAGCATCTACTATTGGCGTTATTACCACAGCTTCACAGGCATATATGCTTCCTGCTAGTGTAGCGGGAGTTATCTACCATGATGGTGGAGTGTTTACAAGTTCCACAGCAGGTACGTTTACCTTACAATGGGCGCAAAACACAGCACACGCCTCTAATACAAAAGTATTGAAGGGTTCTTACATGATTTTAACAAAGATTTGAGGTTAATATGGAATATACTTTAGTAAAAAAAGATAACGAAGCAAAAACGATTAAAATTATTCAAGGAACTGATAAGACAGATAAAACGAAACCGACATTCACGATGGGTTTTAGTGAGGTGGATTGGCAAAAGACAGAACAAGAATTAATAAACCTAACTATTGAAGCATGGGAAAAATCGGAGGAGTAATGGAGTTTATCAGGCATTTACCGACAGAAGCGTTAATTGGACTAATTGTTTTGATGATAGGTGCGATAGGTTGGATGTTTGGGATAATTTATAAGTTATTGAAAGGTTGGGCTAACTCATGGAATGAAAATTGGACTAAAGAGTTTAAGGATGTAAATAGAAATTTTGTTGCCGTTAACGAACATTTTGTAAGATTAGACAGAAACATAGATATGTTATTTATAGAGCAACGGTCGAGTGATTTTGCGCTTGATGAACTAATTTCAAATGGTAAAAGATATT